TCTGGATGGTCAAGTTCGCCAAGTGCTCTGTTTTCTTTTACAAGCTTCTTGTAGTTCTCGACCTCTCTCATCAAAACCTTGTGAGGATAGACACGACCATTGCCGTTCTGGACATCTGCTTCTTGTAGCTTACCGGAAAGCACCATCCCGCCGTTAGCGACGAAGCGCTTTTCATCTTCGGTAAGAAGATCTTGGCAAACACCGCCTTCGCATAGTTCGTAGTATTCTCTTAGTAGTTTCATTTTGTTAACTCTACTATTTTTCTTTGAACGAATCTCTTATTTAGGCGAAGATCGCCGCCGCGCATTGATCCATCAGGATTATAAAGTCCTGATAGTTGAGAAACGTAATCGTAAAAGCGATAAAATCCATTATCTAATTTTTCAACCTTGATGTCTTTTTCCATTGCTTCTTTAAGCTCTTCTTTAATGATCTGTTTAAGTCTGTTTTTAGTAATCTTCATTTTGTTTCCTCTTAAAAATAAAAGCGGGCGCTACCCGCGCGAGCTAAGAGCCTTTACAGCAACGACGAACGGGCTGTAAGCCCCACTTTCCGATTAGATAGTTGTTCATCACTCTTCTCCTAAGAAGTTGTTGTGTTTATAACTATGGTTGACTTTGATTCCTTCGTCTCCGAACACCATGTTTAGAACATAAGATGTTGCAGATGATAGGCAGCCAAGCAAAATAGCATTGACGATCGTTACATCAAACATAAATAGCTCAGTCCAAGGAGAAAGTAGGAGCAAAAACCAACCGACATGAAATCCCATACACATGGGGCAGTGAAAAACCTTGCCGTAACCCTTGTAGGATTCCTTGTGAGGTCTTAGTTTTTTTATTACGGGCATGTCGCTATAGACTAAAATTTGTGTTAGTCCGTAGGCTATTAGGACGAATAGTATAAGTTCCATTTATTTCTTGACCTGATTGCTGTTAAATTTGTCAGCTAAGTATTTTTGAAGCTCATCATTGACATCTGGAATTGGAGCTAGATCATCCATGTCTTCCATTGCTTTCAGTAGATCATTGATAAATGCCACCTCGATTGGGTCATCTACAATCTTAGATACGTCATCATCGACGTTTAGCCTGTCTAAGCCGGTCGCTGATTTAAAAGAATCTTCAGCACCGTATAGCTTGCCTACAATTTCTTTGGCATCTTGGGCGCCTTTCCAAAGCGAAAAGATGTTGCTAACAACTGGGATTTGCTCTATTGCTGCTTCAGCAGCTTTCTTACCCAATTCCTTGCCAGCCTCTTTAGCTCTATGAGTTTTAATAAGCTTTCTTAGATCTCCGACTGTCTCAAGAGGAGCCTCTTGCAAAACAAATTTGTCCCAGCTTTCCATTATGACTTTCATTTTTTTTGACATAATGGGCTCCTAGATTGTGTACATGTAAGACATAGAATAGGAGCCTCGTCCGCCGTAACCCTTGCGGATAGAGCCCTGCTCATCGCGTTGTGGCACTTCGCCGAGTTCTGTGGAGTCTGTCTTATCGGGATCTGTGTATTCCTCTTCAAAGCCAGCTACATCGGCCTCTATATTTTCGTAGTAGGGCTTCTCTTCTTTTATAAACCTCTCAATACTTACAAGCGCAAACTTGGCGGCGTTTAGTTTGCCGTCCGCTGCTTCTTGTAGCTGCGCCTCCATTGCGCCGTAGTAGGAGGCGCCTTGAATAGACTCAGGCATAATGATGCCCTTGCGAGCAAGGTGGGCGAATAATCTGTTTTGTGCGCCGTAGGTAAAATCAGTCATTGTCTGCTTTGGAAACGCAGTGACCTTCTTGTCTTTACCAGAAAGGACGATGTCAATGTCGCCGTGGTCGAAAATCATTAGATCTCCGCTTAATGACTTACGAACATCTAATTCCAATGTTACCGTAGGTGGCGGCCCTTTTGGCTTTATTGTGACCTTAATCGGCTCTGGAACCGGAATGATTCTAATCGTTACTGGCATCGGTGTGGATTTCCTTTACAAGTTCCTGTGTTTTCAAGATGGTCATCAGGGTAGATTCGTTTAGGTTTGTCTCTTTTGATAAAGCCTCAATTCTTTCTCTTACAGCATTTGTCTTGCGGACCATTTCTGAATCTTGGGAGACTTCCTCGACACTCGTTGCTTCTGATAGAGACTGCTTTAATCTACTTAGTTCTCTGTTGAGATAGATTTTCGTTTCAAGGTCGTCGTGTGAGAAGTTTGAGATGTAGTGATTGAGTAGTTCCTTTTGTTCTTGCAGCAAAGAGTCGCCATAAGTTTCGTTAAATTTCTTTGCGAAAGTCGCATAGGTAATGCTGTCAATCGGTTCCATTTCTTTCTCTTCTACTCTGTTGGTCATTCCTTGGGCAATTTTTGTTTCAAGGATTACTGACTCTTTAGGTGAGTCGGTGTTAAACATCTTAGCGATTGTAGCAAGGGACCTGTAGTTGGGAACAAAGTTATTAAATGTCGCTGGAGAGAGATCTTTATTGATGTCGTTGATGATCTCGGTCTGTTGTTTGAACAAACCGGTAGGATCAATCAAGTGTTTAGAGACCTTCGCTGCTTCTATAATCTTTTGGCTCGTGCCCTCGTTAAGATTTTGGTTTTCGTAAAGAGAACGATAACACTCTAGGTCTTTCTTCAGTAAAGAGTTGTTTGTGAAATGCTTGCGGACAATAGAGACAACTTTTTCTTTTCGGTCGGTGTCGCCCTTAATGATGGCAATGGTTGCCTCGCGAGCGAGAGCTTCAAAAACAAACGCTGTGTTTCTCTTCTTATTGTGTCTATTCTTCATTGCTGTTCTCCATTTCTTTTGTTTTCAAGCTTTCTATTAGCATCTTAATCGAGCTATTTACTTCAAGAAGGGCTTGTTCTTCTTTTTGATCTCGCAAGTAATTAGGGTCTTGCTCTTCATAAATGCCCCTTGAGAGTGATCTTAACTCAGAAGCACCAAGATTATTTGTCCTGTAGGTGTTCATCTCAGGTGTAGGAATGCTAGCATAGTTACGAGTTCTGGCGCCCTGGGGTCTCTTATCGGTCGCCACCTTCTGGTAAGTCTTCCCTTTGGAGCCCTTGGTCAAATATTTCTTACCTGCTCTCGCGCGCTTTTCAAGAGATGGTGCTAAGCGAGGAGAGTTGCGAGAACCCGGAGGTGCTGCGAGGAGCGGGCTGTCGTCCTCTCCTTCATCGCCACCTTCATCGCCGCCAAGATCAAGTTCGCCGCCTTCGTCTGCGCCGCCTAGATCGAGGCCACCTTCTTCCCCGCCGCCTAGATCCAAGCCACTTCCATTATTGATATCGGAAGCTGCTTCAGCAACACCCTCAAGTGCTGTGTCGTGCTTGCGATCGTAGTATTGCTCGCGCTGGTTGCGTAGGAACTCTTCGTGCGACATTCCAAAAATGTTATCGGCAACCCAACGACGCGAGAAGTAACCTTCGGTTGCTGACGCTGCGATGTCAAACTTGGTCTTCCAATGTTCGAGTTCTTGTAGTTCAGCGATCTTGCTTGGGTTATTAAGGGCAAGTTTGAAGTTGAGTAGGTCCTCGCCTCTGTAGCCGAGAGTGTAAAGATGGATTATGCCGACTTTTTCCAACTCGTGAATCACAGAGCGTTGTAACCTTTGAATTGTGCGGGCAAAGCGAATGTCTTTTGTGGCAAGAGTCGTCTTGTCTTCTGTTGCGCCTTCGCCCATTGTGAGATAGGATTGAGGAATCTTTAGGCCGGAGAACATCTTGTCGCGGAGATATTTAACATCGTCAATCGCTGTTGTGTTCTGGCCGCCAGCAATAGACTGAATGTCTGTAACAGATCCAGCGCGAACTGGGATGTAGTAGTCTTCTTCAATTGACATTGGGTTGTAACGAAGATCGATGCGGCCTGTGTCTTTATTGACAATTGTGTGTCTTTTTAGCTTTGTTACAATGTTCTGCATATATTGCTCGACTTCCTGTGGAGGAATCGCGCCAACATCAATCTTAAAAACCTTGCGCTCAGAAGATCGAACAATGCGATAAGCCATCATAGCATCTTCCATTAGCGTAAGCTGGCGCCAAATGCGGCGGACAGGCTCCAAGACAGATGTTCCGTAGGGAGCATATTTATCATTACCAAGAATGCGGAAGTGGGCAACCTGCCAATTCTCAAATGTCATCCCGGCAGAATTCCATTGATATTGGACATAATTTGGATTTGTTGCATCCAGACCTTCCAATCTCTCCATTTCTTGTAGTGGTATTGAAATTGTGGATTGAATGCCCATCTCATCATCAATATCTAAATAGAGGATAAGATCTCCATACTTACACATTGTGCGACACCAACCAAAAAGGTTGTGTTCCAAGTTCATTATGTTGTGATACAAGATGTTGAGGACCGCTTTTATCTCATCGTTACGGCACTTGATGTTTAGCATTGGAGATAGTGCAGAGAACGTAGTCATCTCGTCTGCGTAAATGTCCAGTGATGAAGCAAGTTCGGGCATATACTCCATTTGATCGAAATCCATATAGCGCTCGGAGCGCTGTTGGTTTGCGATAGCATTGGCCGCTATGGTGTCTAGCGGGTTGTAAGATTGCTTCTTAAACTGTTGCCCTGATGCTGACTTGAATCTGGTAGAAAACTTATCTAGATGCTGCTTGCGGATTTTGCGCCCTGATTCAGAACGATAACTTACAATAGGTCCAGAAAACAAACGAGTGAGAGCCCTGAATAGTTGGGAATCTCTGTTAGCTGGGTTCTTGCCTTCTTTCGGATTTCTTGGTGCCATTTAATTTCTCACTTTATTATCCACATATACTGGGAATATAGATTTTGGGCTTCGTTCATTTTACTATTGTAGTCTTCGCCTGTGTAGCCTATTTGTCCCTTTATTTGGGCATTAAAGGTTGTCTTGGAAGTTATAATAGCATCAACAAATGCCTTTTGGTAATTCAAATCTCTTGCGCTTGTTTGTAGTGCTGTGTCTCTAACCCAGCAGCAGATGGCAAGAGCCATTACTAAATCGTCGTTGTATCCCCTCATTGCTTGTGGTTTTCCGTTATTCCAAATGAATGTTCTAAATTCGTTTGTTAAACGCGAAGAATATATTTTAATTAGTTTGTTTCTTATAAACTCTTCCAACTTAGCTACGATGAGAGGTCTGGTTTTTGACGTAGTGGAGAAGCCTGCGATAGCATTGCTTTGATGTTCTCCCACATGCTGGTCAATATATTCGTGTGTGGATTTAATGGAATAGTAAAGGTTTGGATAAGCATACTCTATAAGTTTGTCTATAACAGTGTAGCCAATTGAATTGTTCTCCACTACCATCATAGCATTTCCAAATTGTCTTCCAACTTGATTTAGCATATTCGCATAAAGATCGGGTGTGAGTTTGCCCTGGTATTCTCCAATAATCTCCATTGTTTCAAGCTTTAAGACGTGAAATGTAGAATTATCGGCACCATCGCCACGAGCCACATCGGCTGCTATAAGATAGTTACAGCTTGGGTCGTGCTCTTCCCAAATCCAGAAGTTTCTGTCGAAGCCTGTTCTGTGCTTTGGTTCTCTAACAAGCGACATCATCCACTCTATGCTTTTCGGATCAACAACAGTTTCACCAGATGTGTTGAAGTTACATTCTAACTCCTGCGCAATTTGGCGCTTGGTCATGTTCTTGGTCTCTTTCTTGAACCAATCTTCGTCTCTTTCTGGATGGACATCCCACATAAGCGTTGTAAGATGAAAATTGTTTTCATTGCTCTCAGCGCCAACACAAGTTTTGTGGAACCAGTTACCAACGCCGTTTGGCGTGGAGATGGCGATGCAGCGACCACCAGTAGACAGTGTTGGGTAGAGACCAGTCCATAAGTCATCTAGACCTTCAATGTGCGCAGCCTCATCAAGAACGAGCAGAGACAAAGCCTCAGAGCGACCAGCGTCGCCCGATGTTGAGGCGGCCTTGATTGAGGAGCCATTAGACAACTCAAATGATGTGCGGTTATCAGTTGTGATGCTAGCAATCCTGATCCAGTCAGGAAGGTTCTTCATTATGTTTTTGACTTTGCGAACTAAGTTACCTGCTGTTTCAAACTTGGTGGCCATAACAAGGATGGCCTTGTCTCTATGAAACAACATCATCCAAACAATGTAGCCAGCAGTAATCGTTGAAATTCCTAGCTGGCGCCCCTTGTTGATTACATTAAATCGGTAATCATTGAAGTCGTCTAATAGGACATCTTGATAATCGTAAGTCTTAAACAACATAAGCCCGTGCATCGGGTGAGAGATGCGGGCATAGTTTTTGAGGAAGTAGGAAGGATCCTTACCACACTTAACGACTTCTTTGAGTATTTGCTTTTTCGTTAGTCTCGGCATTCATCTTTCTTTACATTCTTGGATTGTCAAGCATTTTGTCTGCCATCATGTTTTGAATTAGTTGCATCACCGCTGGATCACCGCCTGATAGTTCTTCAACCTGTTGAGCATTCATTTGATCTAATCTAGCGCGAGTGGCAAGAGCGTCAATCAATTTCTGCTCTGGGCTGCGCATTCCAGTGTCAAACTGCGGCTCTGTGGCACCCAACTCATCCTCATGGGAAAGGCTATCCATCTCTTCTTTGATAATCTGCTTTAATTTTGCTTTTGTAAGTTTCATTTTTTATCTCCTGAATTTTTTGGTCTCTTATCATTCGGAGGGCGAGTACCAAGCCCACCTTGCTTCATAAATTTTTCCCAGCCAGCAGCAAGCTTGTCTTCGGTTGCTTCTCCAACGATAGCGACCTCTTCCATCCCGCCAACTTTGTATTCTATAACGGCTGTAACCCACGAGCGGACTCTTGAAGAGTTCTCGACACGAATGTCAATCTCACCTTCTTTGGTAAGTTTGACAGTGGAGCCAGTAATCTTGCGGGCTTCTTTCTTAAGGAACTTTACAATCTGAGCCATCTGTGATTCGACATCAGACTCGAAACCGTTTGCATAAACTTCTTTGAGAGTGACCTCAGACATGTAAGAAAGACGCATCATGTTACCATGGAACTTGACATTGAAACCGTCCATTACTCTCTTGTCTATAAGGGGGTCGCCCTCTTCTCTCTTTAGACCTGCCTTAATGGGTTCGCCGTCTTCGGTCATTGCGCCGTCGTAGGCGTTTGCTGCGGCTTGTGATAAGCCCTGGACGATTTCGTAAACTGTAGCCATTATAATGTTCCTTTGATTGTTTGCCTATAAATAGTAGCGAACTTTCTCTAAATAGTGTTCGAAAGCACTTATTCCTTTTTGGTGCTATCAACACCTGACGTTACTTGATTCTTTAACATATTGAAGATTCTTTCTAAAACGGAACGCTTGGTCTGTAACTCGACGCCGGGCATCTCTGCAAGGTCGAGTAGAAATTGGTCTATCTGTTGGATAATACCGCGCTCCATGTTTGAAAGTTCCGGGTTTGCCTCAAGTCTATCTTCTTTTCCTGCTTTACCAAAAGCAGAGCCACCCATAGACTTTGTTTTTAATTTTACTTTTTCGTCACCCTCTTCTTGTTCTTTTAGAACTTCTCTGATTAGCTCTCTTAAATCTTCAGCTTTCATTTGGTCGCCATCCTTGTTGCCATCTTTCTTCTCTACCTTCTACCCATTTGATGTAACACTT